ATACGGCAATGCCATCACCAGTTATGTAAAATTGGATGGCACATCATCCAATTCCAGCAATGACAGGATCAGGAACACATTTAATAATGTGCTGGATGTGAATGGTGCCACGTTGGGCCAGACTTCGGTGTCCAGGGGAGCCACCAATTTGTTTTGGACTCACACGTATAACAGCGCCGCATCAGCAGTGACCACGGGGACGGCGGGCACCCAATATTTCACCACCGCGGCGGGCCACGGAACTTTACAGGCCGCTGACCACACTTTCACCAATCAAACTGGCGCCATCATCCAACCTTACGCCTTCGCACCTTCGGGATTTGAAACCAACATCGCCAACGCCACGGGTCTTCAGGTCGCATATAGTCAGGATGGCACACGAACCAACATCAATTACACTGGCACCGCGAGGGGCATACAGATCAACGCACCATACTCTGACTCTGTGTTTGCTTCTAACAATCCAGACTGGAACAACTGGATTGGTTTGGAGATTCAATCTGCGGGTGGGGACAAGATCACCGGCCAGAATGCCAATTTGGTATTGAGTGGCAATTGGGATTTAGATACAAATTATCGGTATTCAATATTTGATAGTGATGACTCGCGAGCATCAAGGATTGGTAGGTTCCGTATAAAAAGTGAGAACAACGATGATATTTTAGAATCACATCGGGCTTATGGTCAGAAATTGATCGTGCGAGGTCCAACCAATGGTTATGTTGAATTGGAATCCGGCAATGATATAACTCTTACGCCAACCGGCAAGTCAGTGGTCAAGAATATCGCTTATCAAGAAAAAATCACAACGAACAACATTGGTGGCGGTTTAACTTTCAGTCCCAAGACGGATGGCAATGTGCGTAAGGGCACATTGACTAATAATTTTGTTTTTCAAGGTTTCAATTCAGCAACCGCTGGTGATTCAATCACATTCATACTGACACAACCAAGCAGTGGATCAACTTACACGATGACCACTTCAGGCATCACGGCTAAATGGGCAGGTGGCAACAATAACTTGACTGCCTCTAATAGTGCCATAGACATAGTTTCTGTGTTCTACGATGGCAGTGTGTATTATCTTTCAATCAACAACAATTTTAGTTAGGAGTTGGTATGCCACTGGGAATTTCAAAGATGAATTCATTGGCAAGATCTGGTGGTGATCTGCCAGACTTCTTCACCAGCGACAATCCCAGACAACTCGAATACGATGCCACGGTTGGGTTTGGCCAGATGGAATTTATTGGATTTGATGGAGGCGCACAGAAAGATGCTTTGGTGGTCACAAGTGCTATTAGCACCAACAACCGTCCCCTTTTTATGTATTACCAGATCATTGGAAGCAGTTCCAATTTAAGCAATAATTCTCCTAATGGGAGTTATTCATTTGGAGGATATGAGATTGAGAATGTGGATAACGGTGGGGTGTATCCGTTGATCGCTTCCCCCAGCCGCGGAGCCAATTATGGCAGTGCGGCCCAGTCGGCCAGCACCTTGTATTTCACTACGGCGATAAGAACAGGTTCAGCCACACGGATCAGGAATATGACTGCCGCCATAACAAACGGTAGCAGTGTCAGTTTCACCAGGGGGACCAATCACACAACGCTCAACTGGGAATCAACCAACGACACCTATGATTGGGCAATGGATTCAACAGGCACGGACACTGCGGTGATGTTCGCGAGATCAGACAACACGGGCAATCACAAGACGCTGTTGTTCAGTGACACAATGAGTTCAACCACACCAAGCACTTACACGACCACAGAAAGCAACACTCCATATGGTGACAACACCAGATACAGGGTGTTGGGACTGGCGGATGGTGGTTGTGATTATCGTGGCGTGTATATGGCCAGTGGAACGGAGCCATTCGCTTCATTCTTTTCTTACAATGGAACCACGAGGACGACCAGTGATGCCGGACAGATATCCAAGACTGATGATACTGATTCTGTGCCATTGATCTGTAGGATTGGTGCCAGCAAGGTGGTGTATGGAATATATGCTCCCAGCACGGACAAGATGTATCTGCGTGTGGCCAGCCATAGTTGGGGCGGCAGTTGTGCCGCGGGAACAACGACCACGGGCACGGAGATCGAGATTGACGCACAGGATGGCGGACAGATCATTGATGCCTTCACAGATAACAAGTTCTTTGTGGTCCAATACAGCAATTCAAATTCAACGGTCAAGATCAGGACATTCACGGTGGATGGCACGGACATATCTGAACTGGGATCAGGACAACAATTCAATGGTTATTATACACCATCCGCGGATGTGTATAAGAAGAATGCCGCCACAAAGATAGATTATGATTCAACACACCAATTCATTATGGTGGCGTATCAAGCCGGAGGTGGCCGACCAGCGGTGAGGCTGTTTAGGTTAAATACATAAAAGGAAACACAATGACAGATATCAGCACTTACACAACCATAGAACAATGCCAGGCCAGATTAGATGAGATCAAGCCATTGATCATTGAATTGGCACAGGGTGGAGCGGATGTGCCAGGACACGAGGATCACAGCACATTCAAATCATATCTGAATGAGCAACAAGGACTACGATATCGTATCAATCAAATCCAACAGGGTAACGATAGTTAAAAGGAGATAGATTATGGCGACTTGGCCATCAGGAAGCAAAGCATCAACAGCCAATTTAGATTCAGGAACAGATTCACCCCGTCTGGCACGAGCAGACATCAAGCAGAATGTGGATAATGTCAATTCAATCATTGATATGTTCAACATCAGCAGTCCCACAGATGGACAGATCCTAAAATACAATGCCAGCAACACAAGATTTGAACTGGGCACAGATGCCACAGGATCAGCAGTTTCCGCAACCACTTTCGTTGGAGATGATTCATCAGGCACAGCAGTCAATCCAGGAGAAACTTTTAAATTCGCAGGTAGCACAGGCATCACCACAGCAGTATCAGGTGATACTCTAACCATCACAGGCACGGCACAGGATTTCGCATTCAGTTCATTGACTGGCACACCAACGACCATAGCGGGTTATGGCATCACGGATGCGTTTGACGGCGCATATGGATCCTTGTCAGGCACTCCAACTATACCAAGCCTGGGTGATCTGTCAATCACAAATTCTACCATCACAAGTTCAGGTGATACGATAGATTTAGATGACATCGTGAGATTCAATGTGGGCTACAAGGAAGACATCAATGCTCTATCAAGTTCAGCATCAATCTCTGTGGATGCCACAACAGCACCGGTTCATTCAGTGACTTTGGGTCACAATGCGACTTTTACAATTTCAAATATGGTGGCAGGACAATCAATAATGATCATCATCACACAGGATGGCACAGGCTCAAGGACTGGCTCATTTACTTCAGTGAAATTCCCAGGTGGGGCACCAACACTTTCTACAGGCGCAGGCGATATCGATGTGGTATCCGTGTTCTATGATGGCACCAATTACTTGGGCAACATAGCACAGGATTACACCACATAATGCCACTGATATTCAATAGATCTTTAATCAAGTCAGCAGGAGCGGCCGTGCCCGCTGAAACCGTTGTTACAATCAACGCAACAAGTTATGGCAGTTCTTATACACCTCTTTATGCCAATTCATACACAATCGTAAAAGATGAATTAGGCATCTGCGGCACACCAACCACAGGCACTTCTCCATCATCGCAATTCAAATATTTGCCTTTATCAGATGGCACTTACAATTTTAAATTGACTGCGATTGGTAGCGGTTGGAACAGAGTGACTTATGTTTATACAGGTATTGGATGGGTTAGGAATTCAGGTGGTAGTGCCGTTATCGCTTTCACTTATAATGCCAATTGGGGTGGTGATGGTGGCTCACCTTCTACAATGTATGAACCATCTTTGCCATATGATTTAGGCAATAGAACCATCAGTTCATCCACAGATGGCAAAGGTCTATTTGCTTGGGCGTCAAATCAGTATGGTGGCTTTGGATCGTCAATGGGTTCAACCACTTGGACAATAACAGCAGTGTAATCGTATAAATATTCTTGTAATATTACAAAAAGGAGACAACAATTATGTCATCAGCGTCAAATTATTTGGAAGATAAGATTCTAAATCACACCTTGAGAGGTGTAGCAGGTGCCTACACAGCACCATCAACAGTGTATGTGGCCTTGTTCGCCAGCGGTGGCGACAACACAGCATTGACCAACGCACTGGAAACAGGAACGTCATCAACATCAGGCACAGGCAACTGGGGCTACTATGAGATCAACAACGGAGCATATGCTCGTCAGGCAGTTTCATTTGGAGCGGCAGGCACAGCAGGTGGATACACAACAGGCACTATTAAAAACAATATCACGGTGTCATTTGATCCAGCCACAGCAGATTATGACACAGCGGGTGGCACGGGCAATGTAGTGACCCACATAGCAATAATGGACAACAGTTCAGGAGCATCAACAGAGTGTCTTTACTATGGGTTATTATCAACCAGTAAGACTGTAAGTAGCGGCGACCAATTCACTATATCAACTGGCAATTTAGCAATCAGTCTTGCTTAATTAGGAGTCCTCAATGACTCGTCAGACAGTAATAAGAATAGTTGAAGAGTCAGCGACTGATCCCAACGTATCAGCATCTGTCGTAGAACAATCTGGATCAGGCACTGCCTGGACCTTAACCTCTGGCAGATACAGAGTTGGATTATCCAACAGCAATCCCAATTCTAAAACACTTACATTTAGATTTTCTCAAGATTTTCGTAAGGCCTCCCCCACCTACAACATACCATCCAGTCGTTGTATCGTTAGATACAAGGCAAGGCCTGGCTTATATCTTTCCACATTCCAAGGATTGGGAACCACGTTCAACATAACTTACACCAGCAACTACGGCAATCAAAATTACAGTTATTGGACTGGGCCAAGTTATAGTTTGCTTGATATCTATCAAACAGGCAGTGACGTTTCTACAAGGACTGCCAATCAACAGCCTATTAACACAATAGATTCATATTTTGGCTTACAATTTAACACTGGCAACAACAACAGTAATGGATTACACGACATAACAATTGATGCCTTTCCCGCACAATTATTGGCCAACACTGGACCTGCGGGCAGTCTGTTGTATCAATGGGAAGCAGACAACATCATAATTGATGGACTGGACGGAGACAGTTTAAACATAGACACAGTGGAGAGCACCTTGTATGCCCTGGGTGGTTTCAAATTCTACGGATCGGCCACTCTATCAACCACAGCCACTTTAAATGTGGAAGCCGCTGTCACAAAGTTTGCTCTGCCTGATGCTGTCAATGTATTGGCAACCACAGATTTTGATAGTGTTGTTATTTTTAATTCTGCCAAAGAATTAAGAACACAGGCCAATCTTATAGCAACACCTTTTAATTTTACTTTAATGGACGAAGAAACTTTCGTTGGATCTTCTTCTATGACCATTCAACCCACATTCAAACCCACTGCTATTGTAAATGCCACCACCGCATTCACCAGCACACAATCAGCGGGGATAATCTATGACATCAACGCGGATTACAGTTGGAACACGTTCAACCTAAACATCTACTTTGAGTCAGGGTTTGTTGAGGATAACTTCGTATCTGAACAGGGCGAATACAACTGGAACTTCCTTGAGACCACCGCCTGGGATGATTGGCCTACGGTCACTTGGATTGGCAATGAAGCCATTTGGGACAACTGGCCAAATGATGTTTGGGAAGAAAGTTTCACACTTCGTTGGTTGGGCACCGTAGAAACCAGACCATCCTTCAAATTGGGAGATGTGGTAGAATACACAGGTGCTTTTAGTTTTGACGTCAATCCTGGATTAAATGAACCAGCAGAAGCAGATATCACAGCATCTTTCACCACAGACATCACAGCGGCAGGAGTTATTGACATTGAATTGGAAATATCTGATTCATTTGCTCCATCATTGACGGCCAATATACAATACAGTTTAAATGATACTCCAATAGAAATCACAGGAGCATTCACACCAGTTTTAACCGCGAATGCCATAACTGACACATTCGCTGACATAGATGTTGCCTTTTCATTCGCGGTTGAACCCACTTTCAAACCTTCGGCATATCAAGAAACATACACGGCACAATCTACGGTTGAGATCAACCCTACATTTAAACCGGCCGGTTTCGCGGATCTATTGGCACTGACCAGCACACTGACAGTTTCACGATTGTTCTATCAAACAGATCCCTACAACATCCATACCGTGCTTCAGGAAACAAGAACCGTTATGGTGCCTGTGGAAAATAGGCAAACTGATGTTTTAGGAGAAAATCGTGTAAATACCATTGCGACTGAAACTCGAGGTTATCGAGTTCCACAGGAAACAAGGAGTTTAAAATTGAGAATACCACCATTTAAAAACAGATTCACAACACCAAGGATTAGACAGGAGACATAATGGCAAACTTGACGGGATTCAAAAGAGACAACGATGGATTATTCATAGATAAATCTCCTGATTCCAACATCCAGTATGGATTGGATTTCACAGATTATCTTAATTCAGGTGATTCAGTGACTGCGGCCACTGTCACCATTGAAAGCATCACAGGCGATGCCGCACCATTGGCATTCCCCACAGATGCGGCCACTGATGTGTTGATCACAGGTGGAGTGTTGGTCAATATACGATTAGAAGGTGGCACATTGAATAACATCTACACAGTCAAATGTGTTATCACGACCACACTGGGCGACACAGATGCTCGTTCATTCAGAATAGTGGTTAAAGAGAAAGTATTATAATGTCAGACCCAAACAAAAAAACATACAAATTAGATCACGATCTGATATTCAAATTGGCGGCCATCCACTGTTCATATCAGGAGATCGCTGACATAGTGGGCACCACTGTCCATAATTTAGAAAAGAGATTCAAACACATCGTAGAAAAGGCTCGTTCAGAAGGTAAAAAAAGTCTAAGGAAAGCACAGTTTGACAAAGCCCTACAGGGCGATGTTCGTATGCTGATGTGGCTTGGAAAACAATACCTTGGACAAGCAGATCAGCCTACAGACGAAGAAAATACACAGCCACTTCCTTGGGAAGAATAATTACTGTAAATGAAATTATCAGAACCTCAGAGAAAGGTTGCTGACGACAAGGCTCGTTTCAGGGTGCTGGTCACCGGCAGGCGATTTGGCAAGACCACTTTAGCAATCAGAGAACTTTGTTATCACGCCAGGATACCCAACCGGTTGGTATGGGGGGTAGCACCATCATACAGACAGGCCAAACAGATTATGTGGGTCAAGATCAAACAGGTATTGAAAGACCTGCGTTGGGTCAAACGTATCAACGAAGCGGAACTGACCATATTCCTCAAGAACGGATCTCGTATCTGCCTCAGGGGTGCTGACAATCCAGATAGTTTGCGTGGAGTTGGTATTGATTTCATAGTGTTAGACGAGTGTGCTGACATAGACGAATCTGCCTGGACCACTGTGCTACGTCCCACGCTTTCAGACACCAAGGGATCGGCCTTGTTCTGTGGCACACCCAAAGGGATGAACTGGTTCCACGATCTTTATCAACGGGGACAGGATCCCACGGAGCAGGAATACAGCAGTTTCATTTTTACCACCCTGGATGGTGGTTTCGTGGATCAGCACGAGATAGATCAAGCGATGCGGGATCTT